GAGGGCATTCAGGTGCCGCTGGTCACCTTGGAGACGCGCACCACCCTGGCCGGCGGCAACGGCGGCAACCTGGTGCCCACCGATCAGGTCGGGTTCATCGACGCCCTGCGGCCGCGCCTGGTGGTCGGGCGGCTCGGCGCCACCATCATCAACGATCTTTCCGGCAATGTCGCGGTACCGCGCCGAACTGGCTCCGTCGCCGCTCAATGGGTCGCTGAAAACGAGCCACTTGTCCTGACCGATCAGACCTTCGATCAGGTCACCATGACCCCGCGGACTTGCGGTGCGATCACCGAAATTTCGCGCCTGATGCTCTTGCAGAGCAGTCCCGGGATCGAGGAGCTGACCCGCAGCGACCTCTTGGCGACTTCGGCGCTGGCGGTGGACCTTGCAGCGATCTTCGGCGATGGAACCGGTGCAGAACCGCGCGGCGTCTACTACACGCCGGGAGTCGATACCTTGCCGCTGACCGGTCCGACCTGGGCCGAGATCCTGGCCTTCCCCGCGAGCGTTGAGGTTGCCAATACGGTCGGAACCGGCTGGGCGTTGCATCCGATGGCCCGCGCTCTGCTGCGCTCCACCCTGGCGGTCACCGGTGATGCCGGAGCGGGCTTCCTTATGACGGGACCAGGAGAGCTGGCCGGATACCGAGCCGAGGCTACAGCCAGCGTGCCGACCAACCTCGGGACGGGCACTAATGAGGCCGCGCTGGTCTTTGGGGCATGGTCCGACCTGTTGGTCGGGTACTGGGGCGACAGCTACTCCATCCTCGTCAACCCCTACGCCTCTGACGCTTACCGGCGCGGCAACGTGCAGGTGCGGGTCATGGTCTCCGCTGACGTGGCGGTGCGACATCCAGAAAGCTTCGTGAAGGGATCGGTGGTGCTACCGTGACCGGGCGAGGCACCTCTGACTTGGAGGTACGCGCGGCTCCGCTGGAGCTGCGCATCACCACCGGGCGGCGGCTCACGGGATACGCGGCCATATTCAACTCGCCGGCGACGATCGGAGCCTTTCAGGAAATCATCCTTCCTGGTGCTTTCCGCTCCGATCTGCTGTCGGGCCGGGATGCGCTCCTCTTGTCGGACCATGACGTTTCCAGGGTGCTGGCGCGGACCAAGGCAGGTTCCTTGCGCATGGTGGAAACTGGAAAGGGCCTTCACTTCGAGGCTGATGTGGCCGCCACCAGCGTCGGCAATGACGTTCTGGAGCTGGTCCGCTCGGGAAACGCGGGCGGGATGAGTTTCGGGTTCCGCGTGAAGCAGGACCGTTGGCCGACGCGCGAGCGCCGCGAGCTGGTCGAGGTCGAGCTTTTCGAAATCAGCGTCGTCAGCGCGTGGCCTGCTTACCCACAGACCGAGGTGGCAGCCAGGGCGCGTGCCCTGATGCCGCCGTCGCCGTCACCTCGGCTGATGCTGGCCCGCCGCTGGCTGGAGACGGTGCGATGATGGGCTTCCTAAACCGCCTTCTGGGCCGGGAGGAGCGGAGCGAGCCGGATCCTTCGTGGATCGCGCTGAGCGGATTGGACACGACCACCGGCAGGCTGTCCATCCCCGGCAACGCAGAGAGCTTGTCGGCGGTGCTGGGCTGTGTGGACAGCATCGCATCCGCCTTGTCGAGCTTGCCTTGCTGGGTCTATCGCGCCACCCCGCAGGGCCGCACGGTCGAGGAGCAGCATCCACTGATGCGCCTGATCCGGCGCGGACCAAACCGCTGGCAAACGTGGCCCGACTTCGTGCAATGGCTCGCGGCCTCGGTCCTGCTGCGCGGCAACGCCTTGGTCGAGGTCGTCGCAGATCCGCGGACCGGCGCGGTAGTCGAGCTGAAGCCGATCCCCTGGGAAAACGTATCGGTCAGCCTGCTCCCGAGCGGTCGGCTGGCTTACGACATCACCGAGATCACCAGCCTGTACGGCGTGGCCGGGGGCGGCACCGGCAGGATGCGGCGGCTGCTGGCTGATGAGGTGGTGCATCTGAAGGACCGGAGCGATGACAGTTTAGTCGGGCGGTCGCGGCTTGCCCGTGCCGGTGCCGTCGTGAGCGCGGGGCTATCGCTACAGCACTTCGTGGCCGCCCTGCACGAGAATGGTCTGACTCCGAGCGGCTTCTTTCAGATGGAGCAGACGCTGAGCGACAGACAGCGTGAGCAGGTTAAGGCCCGACTGCACCAGTACATGGGATCAAAGAACGCACGAAAAACCATGATACTTGAGGCTGGTATGAAGTATCAGCCGGTAACTATCAGTCCAGAAGATGCAGAGGTTCTAGAAAGCCGAAGGTTTAGCGTAGAAGAAATAGCACGTATCTTTCAAGTTCCACCTCCTATTATTGGTGACTTGACTCACGGTACGTTCACTAATAGTGAAACTCTTATTCGATATTTTGCAACTAATACACTATCGTCTTGGTGCCGCAAAATTGAGGCAGAATTTAGTAGAGTGTTGCTACCTGATGATAGTATAAGCTTAGAGCTAGACCTCTCTGGATTGTTAAGAGGGGACCCAGAGACGCGATGGAAGTCGCATGAGATCGCTATCCGCAATCGCGTGTTGCTGGTGAACGAGGTCAGAGAGATGGAGGGATGGGGCCCAATCGAGGGCGGAGATCAATACGACCCCCAGACCGTCATCGTTGCCGAGGGCAGCGATGAGGGGTAACTTCAGAAACGACAAAGCCACCCGTCCCGGCCAAGAGATTGGGTGGCTCTGTCTGATCACAACCGCTTCCACATGCGTGGACGCGAACGGCTTTTCATTGCCTAGAGATAACCCGTTTCTGGGTTGTCGGCAAGAGTCCCCGTTCGCTTCCGTCTGCGGAAGCCAGACGGAGACATGAGCATGAATGCTCAATTCAACCGACAAATCGAGCAAATCTGCACTCTCGGCCCTCGCGTCGTGGCCGAGATGCTGGCCGAACTAGGCAGGCGCACCCTGCACATGACTACTATCGAACAGACGGTTGAGCGGTACGCTCAGCTCGACCCGAAGGCCGTCCGCGCCGTAGGGGCCGACCAGTTCCCGAGTCGCCCGAAGCTCCGAGTCGTTGGAGGGCGGCGACATGGCTGATCTTGGCATCCACATCGAGGCCGTTGCCCGCAAGCTGCTAGGCGCACCGAATGAGCGCCGGTCTACCAGGACCGAACTGCGCTTCGATACCGGAACCTATGGGATGAGCGTGTGCATCGCGGGGCCGAAGCAAGGCAGGTGGTTCGACCATGATGCCGACGAAGGCGGCGGCGTGCTCGACCTGCTGCGGGTGAGGGGAAATCTGACCAACGGGGCCGCTCAGGAATGGCTGCGCGGCATTGGCATCGAGGTCGGGGCAAGGCCGGAAGCCAAGACGCCGCCACGGATCGTAAAGACCTACGATTACACCGACGCGGCCGGAAACCTGCTGTTCCAGGTGGTTCGCTACGAGCCGAAGGACTTCAGACAGAGGCGACGGGATGACAAGGGCGAGTGGGTCTGGAGCGTCAAGGGCACTGAGACGGTGCCGTATTGCCTGCCGGACCTGATCAAGGCCCCGCTGGACGAGACGATCTACATCGTCGAGGGCGAGAAGGACGTTGATACGCTCCGGCGCCTGGGCCTGACGGCAACTTGCAATCCTGGCGGCAAGCTGAAGTGGCCTAGACACTTCGACAAGTATTTTATCGGCCGCCGAGTCGTCGCCATACCGGACAACGATGCCGACGGCGGCGGGCTGAAGCACGCCCAGGATGTCGCGTCCAAGCTGAAGGATGCGGCGGCGTCGGTCAGGGTCACCGCCTTTGTTGAAGTCGGCAAGGACGTTTCGGCCTGGATCGAGAAGGGAGCCGACCGCGCGGCTATCGAGCGGCTGGCCGAGAGCGTCAACACGACTGAGACCACCGCCGAGCCGGAAGCTAAGGTCGATATCCTGGACCTGCGGCCCTTCCTGGCGACCGACCTGGACCACATTCCCCCGCGCCCCTGGCTGCTTGGAACGACCGCGCTGCGCGGTGCGGTCACTGCGCTGTCGGCTCCTGGTGGCACCAGCAAGTCCACGCTGGAGCTGGAACGCTGCATCGCTATCGCCACAGGAATCCCGATCACCGGTGAGCGTGTCTATGAGCGGACCCGGACTTGGTACCTGAGCGCCGAAGATCCGCGCGAAGAGGTGAACCGGCGGATCAAGGCAATCTGCCTGCAATTCAACATCGCCCCCTCTTTGCTGGAGGGCTGGCTCTTTGTCCACGACCTGAGCGATGGCCCCATCAAGGTCGCGGTTCGGGCCGAGACCCGGATCGTTCACCCCGACACGGCGAAGCTTGCCTCGACCATCGAGCATTACGGCATCGGCTACATCGCTATCGACCCCTTGGTGTCGTTCCACGAGCTGAACGAAAACGACAACGTCGAGATGGCGACGGTTATCCGGTCCATCTCCGGGGTTGCTCAACAGACGAGCTGCGCGTTCAAGGTGATCGCCCACGCCCGCAAGGGCCATCTGGCCGGGGATGCCGACACGATGCGCGGGGCCAGCGCGATCCGGGATGGATGCCGGATAGTCGAGACGCTGACCACTATGACCGAGGAAGAAGCGAAGAAGCTGAACGTCGAAGAGATCGAGCGCCGCTGGCTGGTGCGCCTCGACGATGCCAAGGCTAACTTCGCGGCCCCTACCGAGCAGGTGACGTGGTTCCGCAGGGAGTCGGTCGATCTGGACAACGGCACGGCTACCCGACCACCGGACAAGGTTGGCGTGCTGCGTCCCTTCGACATGACCGGGATTACCCAGGAACGCCAGCAGCAGGCCAGGGCCGAGCAGGAGAAGGCAAACGACGCCGTGGCCGAGATGATCGCGGGGACAATCACCGAGACAGAGATGACCCTGAAGGAAGCCGCAGACTCTCTAGCTGCCGCGCTCGGTCGATCTACAAGCCTTGTCCGCGAGAAGATAGCGGCAGCCATCCCCATTGCCCCCGGAGGGCGGGAAATAGTCGTCGGCGGCGAACGCATCCGGCTCTGGATACGCCGCGAAAGCACGGCGCGCACCGCCCCTCAAACCATCGTCAAGCAGGTGATCCATGATTAGGCAGGGAGCTTTCCAGAGCTTTCCAGACCTTTCCAGGAGCTTTCCAACTGGAAGGCTGGAAAGGGTGGTCCAGAGCTTTCCAGGCTTTCCAGAAATAGGGCCGCTGGAAAGCTGGAAAGCCCATAAACACTGGGTTTCACGGACTTGGGCAGAGCTTTCCAGAGCTTTCCAGCCGGTTTTGGCGCTGGAAAGCTGGAAAGCTCGAAAAAAAGTCAATGAAATCAAGCTTTCCAGCTTTCCAGAGCTTTCCACCCCCTATAGGGGGGTTACGGGGGAGCTGGAAAGCTCCCCCCCGTACCCCCTAGGGGCGACCGCTTGATGGCGAGAGATCCGTACGAGACGTTCAAGACCGCTGCGGCGGAGATGTCGGCGGAAGGGGTCAGTGATGACCTGATCTGTGACGCGCTGCTGTGCCTCGGCCTGAACGCGAGCTGCCGGATAGCAGGGCCTGAGTTCACGATCAGCTATCTTCACAAGATGATCGCGGTCTTCGAGGCCAAGGTAGGCGGGCAGACGTCGCCGCCGATTGCAACCCAGTGAGACGCGCTGTGGGGCTGCTGGAGCGTGCCTGGATCGCGTCTAGGGCGGTGGGAGCTACCCCAGTCACCCAGGACGCGCCTCAAGCACGCTGTGGGGCTGCTTTCCGGCTCAAGAAAAATCTCCGAGAGCTGGCAAGGGCCAGACCATCGGGGTCTTACGTGCTTGTGGGAGCTAAATAAAAGTGGCCCCCCTGGAGGAGATGAACCGATGCCGTGTCTTGTCTGTGGAAAGCCCGTTACGCCTGTCGTCGGGCGCGGTCGGCAGCCTGACTACTGCGGGACCTCGTGCCGTCGCCGCCAGGAGAAGCGCCGCGCGAAGTGGGACAAGAGGGCGGCTGCCTGCGCAGAAGATGGATTCTTCGCCATCAACCGGGATCTGGACCGCACGCCCGAGCAGCGGGCCTTTTGGCAGCAGCAGCTAGACGAGGCACGGCGGGAGCTTGGCCCCCGGCCCTAGCCTTGGCACGTGCACGCGAAGGCCAATGCTATATCTTGTGTGATACAACGCCTCGTGCACGCGCGCGAGGGTGCTGCGCTGTGTCTGAGTGTGCGATGCTGTGCTAATAGGGCTGCTGGCAGTAGTTGAAAGAGGCTCTGATGGACTCTCTGCCTCCGGATTTTTTCGACACTTTATCCTGGTTCGAAGAAGCCATGAGGGAATCTTCAACGCCGGATTTTCTCGACTGGGCTTTCTGGTTCAAGGACAGCGCCAGCGTGCGCGACTTGCTCGTTAGCCTTGTCGCCGTAATCGGTATACCGTTTCTGATATGGCGCGAGTTTTCGACTCATCGCACTGCCAAAGCAGCCTTTAATCAATCCCAAGCATCTGCTGAGCAAGTGAAGATAGCCGCTCGACAAGCGGAAATCGCTTCCCTGCGCCATGAAAAGCAAACTCAAAGCGACCGAGAGAGGCGGATTACTGATAGCTTTGCCAAGGCAGTCGAGTTGCTAGGGAGTGACAAGTTCGAGGCTCGCCTCGGCGCGATCTATGCATTGGAACGCATCGCGCGCGAGAGCAAGGACGATCACTGGCCAATCATGGAGACCTTGACAGCTTACGTGCTAACCCGATTGCCGGTTCAGCACAGTGGGCAGGAGGTTTCCGAGTTCGATGAAAATGGGTCGTCTACCAACTTGGTTGACGGAACTGAAGAGGCAGAGGGAAAAATCAAAGATTTGCCTATCGATATCAGGGCTGTTTTGACAGTTTTAGGAAGACGAAAATCAGAATATGATGCTGAAAATCAAGTTATTAACTTGAGAAAGAGCGATTTAAGCGACAAAGATTTGAGTTCAATGAAAATGATTGACTTCAACCTGTACAGGGTAAACTTGAGAGGATCCGACCTAAGTTGGGCTGATCTGAGTGGAGCTACAATGGTTTATGCTAATCTGACTGCGGCTAATCTTGAATTGGCCACTCTGAGAAGGACCAAGCTAAGTTATTCCAACCTGAGCAAGGCTAACTTGACCGGGGCCAACCTGAGCGGGGCCAACTTGAGAGCGGCCAACCTGAGCGGGGCTGACTTGGCCGGGGCCGACCTGAGCGGGGTCAACCTGAGAGGGGCCAACCTGAGTGAGGCCGACCTGAATGGGGCCGACCTGAGCGGGGCCAACCTGAGAGGGGCCAACCTGAGAGGGGGCATCCTAAGCGGGACCAACCTGAGCGGGACCGAATTCTGCAAAACCATCATGCCTGATGGCATTTTGAACAATCGCGATTGTTACACCAGAAATAGCCCCACCGAACCTAAGCGAGACGCCAACGGCTCAGAACAGAGCGGAGCACTGCCACACGATCCGTCAGAGATCCCATAGGCCTGTTCTCACTATTCGACCCTCCCCAGGTGGCCCAAACGCCAACACCTACCCCAGCGTCCCGGAAATCGCTCTGGCGCACGCCTTTTCCCTATGCCAGCTTTGCCGCTCTCCCGTGCGCCCCGTGCGCACCCTCCCGAGCGCACCCCGAGCAGCCCCCGTGCATGACTGATACCGTACGCCTGACATACCGCGAGCTTGCGGAGCGTCTCGGAATTGAACCGGACAGTGCTCGCATCAAGGCTAAACGCCACGCCAAGTCTGGCCGTTGGAAGATAATCCCCGGTAACCACCCTGGCGCTACCGCAACGGTCGAAGTGCCGGTCGCAGATCTTGTCCGGGGGAGCGCCCCCGTGCGCACCCCCTTATCTGCACCCGTGCGCACGGAGGGGAGCGCCCCTGAGCGTCCGGGGGCAGAAATACAGGCGCTACAGGATCATATCGAGACGCTGAAAGGTCTGCTCCTGGCCGAAGTGGAGCGGACTCAAAGAGCGCGCGATGAAGCCGAGGAGGCTCGCATAGAGGCGGACCAAGCTAAAGCCGATCAAGTCCGCATGGCGCGGGATGTAACCATGATGTTCGATGAACTAAAGACTATGGCTGATCGCCATGCCGAGATGCACGCCGAGCGAGCGCGGCTCCAGGCGGAACTGGAACAAGCTCGCCGACGTTGGTGGCATCGCTGGCTAAAACGTTAGCTATTAGCCATGCCCATAAGAAAGTCCGGAGACTCTTTCACAAACAAGATGTGTGGAGTGAGACGCCCATTCGCGTTCTTCTCATTCTCACCATGGCCGGAATAAGAGAATGTGATCATACTTCCTTCCGGACCTGCCACCACATCCGGCTGGATGTTCTTTATGTAATCTATGTTCAAAACCACTGTGCTGTCATCCTGTAGCGTAACTTTGATGAAGCGCTTAAATGACATTTCTATACTCCGATTTGCTGAGAAATTTTACATCGGAAGATCATGTTTGAATTTCAATAGGCTTTTAAAGGCTATTTCGATTTGTTGAGCCTTCCAAGTCCAATTCCACAGCCGGCTGATCATTTTACGTCAGCTCCATCTCCTTACTCCTGGTTGAGTAGGTATTTTCTATAATCATTTTCCGTAAAAACACTTCAGCTTCTTTGCCCTACCGGCGCGGGAGAAACTGGCTAGGCGTTAAGAGGCTGAGAAATTCCCTTGCGTTAAGTTAGTTACAAGAGTAAAACGTATTTAACAAGGGGCCTGTTATGCAATTCGACCTGGAACTTCCGCAGTTTACCCCCGCTGAACTTCTGGCCTGCGCGCCAGGACTGGGCATGGATACGTTCAAACAGTGGATTCAGCGTCAGACCGTCGTGATGAGCACCCGCGACAGCGTAAAGCGTGGGCGCACGCCGATGTACCGGGGCACGGACGTGATCCAGGTCGCGGCAATCTATGAGTTGACCCGGCAGGGCATGATGGCGAGTAAGGCTGCGCTGGCGTGGCAAACCGCCATCCAAGGCCGTCTGATAGCGTGGCGGTCCGGGGGTGCCATGCGTGACCCGCCGTATGGCGTGGGGGTTTATTTCTGGCTCCGTCCAGAAACGGACGAACTGATCCCGCAGCCATTCTCCGAGGACGGCGACGACCCGCTTAACCATCCCGACGCGCCCGATGCTCTGATGCTGTTCCGCACCGACCGTTTCATCCTGCGCATGATCGAGCGCATGCAGAAGGTCAAAGCAGGCAAACCGGCTGTCGAGCCAAAGGCCGAATTGCCGCAACAATCTCCGTTCCTCGGCTGGTCTGATTTGGAAACCCTGGGAAAACTCGAAACCGACGATCAGGGCCGCAAAGTCATGGTTGGGCTGAGCTACGAGGAAACCATCGAGTATCTCCGGATCGTCAACCTGGACATGGTTTCACGCCTAGGCGGTCCGATGCTCTACGCTACCGACGAGGAAAAATGGACGGCTGCCGAGCGAGAATTTGAACTCGAGGAAATGCATCAGCAAGCCTTGGTCCGCAGAACGGTAACGACTTGAACATCGGATTGAACGTCGTGAGACAGTCCAGTCCCCCCGATGGAACCACCCGAGCGCCGCGAGGCGCACACCCTCCCTCAGAAGGATCTTCTTTCCATGAGTCTCCGCGAACTGATCGAGAAGCGGTCCCGCCTCACTACCTCCATGCGCCAGCTGCTCGACCAGCCCAAGGGCCAGGGCGGCGACCTGTCCGATGAACAGCAGCAACAGTT